CATCTCAGCTTGTTATGCAAGCCATAAGTACTCTGAAGAAAATGGTTAGCGTGGTTGTTGAGTTAGATACTGCAATGACCGAATTAAAGAAAGTCACTGATGCAACCGATGCAACCTATGATCGTTTTCTCGATAATGCTGTTAAGCGAGCAAAATCCGTTGGTGCATCACTGACTGATGTGGTAACTGCTTCTGCAGATTTTGCGAGACTAGGATACGACCTTGATGATGCAGCATACCTTGCAGACACAGCAATTATCTATAAGAATGTTGCTGACGGAATTAGCGATATCTCTGTCGCTTCCGAAAGTATTATCTCTACAATGCAGGCATTTGGCATTGCCACGGAAGACGCTATGTCAATTGTCGATAAATTTAATAATGTTTCAAATAATTTTGCAATTTCTTCAGCCGGTGTTGGCGAGGCATTGCAGAGATCTGCAGCGGCAATGAAAGCAGCTGGTGCTAATATCGATGAAACGATTGCACTTATTACAGCTGCAAACACCGTTGTTCAGAATCCAGAATCTGTGGGTAGATGTTTGCCCAGCGGTGTGGTAACACACCGTAAGTTAGTAGGTATATGCGTCAAAATCATATAGGCATGACAAGACGCAGGAAACAATGTGGCATGTATAATGTGATAATTTGAATAAAAAGAAACGACCCGGGCGTAGTATTTCAGAAGATGTTGTTCGTCAGAGGTGTGACGAGCTCGGGTTAATATATGTTAGAAAATACGTTGAAAAAGAAAAGACTCGTGTTGTGTATCTATGTCCAAGGCATCTGAATAAAGGAGAGATTGTATCTGCATGGACGCATCTTCGCACTGGAAAGTACGGTTGCCCGTATTGTACTGGTAAAAACAGGACGACCAATGATTTTAAGCAAACAGTTTCAAAAATCCTCCCCGAAATCACTGTTATTGGTGAATATGAATCTGTTCGTTCGAAGATTCTAGTGAGATGCAATGTTTGTGGACACGAATGGTCTCCGGCATCTAGATCTTTGCTTGGTGGAGAAGGATGTCCTATCTGTGCGAAAGAGAAAAGGGCAAAATCGAGAAGGAAGTCTCAGCAAGATTTCGAATCGGATTTGCGCTCTGTTTCTCCTAACATAATTGTGCTAGGAGAGTACAAAGGCACACACAGCAAAATTAAGTGCAGATGTATTAAGCATAATAATGAATGGGAATCATTCCCATCAAATCTTTTGAATGGTAGTGCAGGGTGTCCTATGTGTGCTATAGAGCGGTTTAACAACACGCCAAGCAAGGGAGAGCAAATAATAAGCAAATGGCTAGATTTGCACGAGATTGAATATGAATGCGAACGTGTGATGGATGGTTGTACATATAAGAGACCATTAAGATTTGACTTTTATCTTCCGATATACAATATGGCAATAGAGTATGACGGAGAACAACATTTTAAGCCAGTTGGTTGGTACGAAAAGAATACCGACGGTTTTATGGCAACACGAATTAGAGATGCAATTAAAAACACTTATTGCAAGGAAAATGGAATTTATCTGTTAAGAATTCCTTATACGGAATACAATAGGATTCCAGATATTCTTGACTATACAATCAAGAAGGAGGACATACAGCCACATTGATCCTCAGAGACTGTCACACCATGTATGGTAACATACATGGTTCCCCTACTCCCCTACCGTGTCGGAGGGTGAAGATACAGTCCGAACTGCGGACATAGCCTAAATGAAACCGCAGAAGTAGCCAGAAATGACTACTCGCCATAATATGGTCAGTACCGGGGTGCCGGGAAAGTAACAGATTGACAACATTAAAAACCGTATCAGACGAAAGTCTGTGGTACGCACGTAGAGTAATTTGCGTGAAAAATTCCCCATCGAATTGCTGGAAATCCCTAAAGCCAGTTATGCCACAGCATAAGGATGAAAGATGCCTAAGTGCGACGGCGGCGAAAGCATAAAGAAATAACTGGATAATGTATGGTTAAATCCTACGCATTGTAGACAATGGGCGATCAGCAGCGAAGCTCCGAATAGGAGAACGTTCAGAGACTATCCCTTGCGGGAGTAGGAGCAATTGCTCCGAAGTGGTGGGCATCCTAATGGGATGATGATATAGTCCGCTCTCATATGAAAATATGAGTTAACACAAGGCAATGTATCTCCGTGCAGCAAAAACTGAAGCTGAGGAGGCCGGCGAATCAACAGATGGCATGGCATCTAGTGTATCCGAACTTAGAGATGAAATTCTCAAGTTGACCGGATACAAAGTTGATTTGCAAATTGATGAGGATTCCTTCAAAGATCCATACCAAATTCTTAAAGAGCTTGCTGGTGTATGGAAGGAACTAACAGATGTTTCCAGAGCTAATATTCTGGAAATGGTTGGCGGCAAAAGAAATGCAAACGTTGTATCTGCACTTCTTGAAAATTTCAATGTTGCCGAAGAAGTTCTAAAGACATCAATGGACTCAGAAGGATCTGCTCTTGCAGAAAACGCAAAGTATTTAGAGTCCATACAAGGTAAGTTAGATCAGTTCAAAGCATCGTGGCAAGCACTGTCAACGACAGTAATCAACTCCGATTGGTTAAAGCACATCGTAGACGCAGGAACAGCTGTCATAGATACGCTAGATGGAATCATGAATGCGGTAAATCCTTTGCTTGCTATACTGACAGGCGGAGGTTTCTATGCATTCTTTAAGAACCTAGATTGAGCGAAAGCACACTACTTTTCCTAAATTTGATAGTGAGTCTAATCTTATGTCAAGCCAAAGCATAACGGCGCTATATGCAAGACATAGGTGTTGGGAGGTTCTATAAAATATCCCAAAGAAGTAAATACCGGAAACCCTTAAAGCCAGATAAACCACAACGTAGCGAGTAATTGCAAGCGTGATGGTGGCGAAAGCAGAAAGAATTATCTGGATGACCCATGCTGAGAAAAAGCGGATTGACAACCCGTGCTAAAGGTTTTATCAATAGGCAATCGGTAGGACGCAGTCCCGAAAGAGACTGAATCCTCAGAGACTACCCATTCTTGGAGTCATATCGGCCTTACAGATATGGCTTTTAATGTATAGTGAACATAGTCTTAGAATTTAGCTCTGTTCTTTACCAAGCTTCCGAAAGGGGCGTAAGAAATTCAAATCTAATAACTCTGACAACCACATAAATAAAAAGACTGCCGAGCACATCTCTTCGGCAGTCTCTCCCCATATTTGTTTTCTCTGAGCCTTAGCGCAATTACTATAACGACACTTGGCCCGTTACTCACAAACCAAGATTCCTTTTTCTCGCCGGAGTTATCTCGAGAACCTCCGGTAAATACCGAGTAACTGGTACGTACACGCTTTCCCCGTTATAGAAATGGATACGATGTGATATCCTCTCTTACCTAAGGCAACCGCACTTTAGCGGGTGGGTTCCGCAGGCACGAAATTATTCGCCTTGCCCTCGCATTGGTGTTACCTCAGAGACAGGCAAGTTCAAAAGTTTACCTAACATAATCGGCCTCCTTTTTGAAATCTTGCCTCGACGATATTGGTCATCGTCAGGTCACTGAGAATTATAATCCAATTTATTGGAAATGTCAACCAATGTGGTTTTATGTGGTTGTTAGAGTTATTAGATTACTTTTTAGGTTCCCATTTATATCCGCACTTACCACATCGGTTAACAGTTTTACCGCTACCGATGAATCCCCACACGATATTGTAGCCACGAGAACCGGTTGTGATGTTTGTGGAATTACATTTGGGGCAGTGGAGCTTGCCATCATCTTTTTTGAACTTGACAGCATATTGTTCTGCATTAAATGTTGATGGAACTAAACGTGTATTCCTGATTTCGTTTGTTAATAGGACTGATGCAAAGATTGAAAATCCATCAATACGCCAGCACAAATCTTTTTGAATCTTATGCAGCTCCTCTTTGTCTTTTTCACTTTCAAGCTTCCCTGTTGGGAATAATAAAAGTTTTGTTTTCACATCCGATAAATCGTACGGTCTTCCATCAATAACACAGATATTAGATTCTTCGTTATTGTTGGGCTGATTTTCGATAATTTCATCCATTGGAAAACCGCAATGTACACAACATCTAGCTTTGCTAGATATTTCTCTACCACATTCAGGACAAATTATTAGTGCCATGTAACCACCTCTATTTAATATTACCATAATGCTTATGTTTTTGTCAAATTTAGTCATTGTCGAATTTAGGAAGTAATATAGGTAAAGCAAAAAGCATATTGAGTATCTTTGGTGAACTAAAAGAATTTCCAGATGATATTGAAGCCGCTGTAAAAGGTGGAGAAGCAATAAAAGACATTTTCAAAAACTTGGAAGTCGATGATGCAATCCATGCGTTCAAAAAGCTCGGTATCGATGGCGAAGATTTAGTAGAGGTTCTTGTTGAGTGTGGTATGAAAACCGAAGATATAAGTGAGAAGCTAACCACCATCGGTTCTTCTGGCGTAAAGGGAACAAGCAAATTAGGTACTGCCTTCGCCGGTCTTGCCGCAAAGATTGGAGTTTCAACTACTGCTCTGGGTGTATTCCTTGGAGTCGCCGCTGGTATCGCTGCCATCGCCGTTGGTGTTAACCTCTACAATCAACATATTCAAGAATGTGTCGACTCAGCCCGTGAAGCTGGCGCAGCTTGGTCTGATAGCAATGAAAGTTTACAGGGTCAGATTGATCGCGTTGAAGAACTCGGAAAGAAACTCGAAGAAGGTAATTTAACCGAGGAAGAGTCTTACGCAGTTAAGTCTGAACTTTATTCTATCCAGCAGTCTTTGAACGATTCCTATGGTAAGCAGGCAGAAGGTATTGATCTCGTTAACGGCAAGTTATCAGAACAGATTGAGTTAATTGGTCAATTGTCTGCTGCAGAAGCTAACGAATTCTTAAACGAGAATAAAAAAGGTATCGACAAAGCAGTCAGAGAGATGACCAAAGACCGTAATTTCGAAGTCGGTCGCTTTATGGACATCTCAATTCCTGAAGTTAATACACTGAAAGATATTGTCGCTAAATACAGTGACTATCTTAGTCTCATCGATAACGATGGCGATCACGGTATCGGCGTGTCCATCAAATTTAAGGGCGATGCATCTGAAGCTGAGCAAGTCCTTAATGATTTTATGACTGACCTTCGTTCTGCATCTACTGAGTTTGATAATCCCACAATTCTAGACAATGTAATGAATTCGGCCTCTAAAAAGCTCGGGAAAATGAACGAGGTTTTGGAGAATTACCAAAACATTTATAACCAGGCAAGGCAGGCTGAAATGGTCGCTGACACGAACAAGTATTCCTATGGTGATACTGAGAAGACGGCAGTAGCCTGGCTGAACGATTACGCAACGGCAATCGAAAAATATAATGCTGCTCTTGACTCTGGCGATCCAGAAGCTATTCGTGTTGCCGCAGAAGAGTTTGCAAATGTTGAAGCAGCTGTTAACTCTTTAACAAGTGGCAGCATGTCTCAGTATGCAGACCAAGCTGGTGAAATTGCAGATCAGCTGGATCGTGCTGCTATTGCGAACAGAGATTTTAGAGCCTCACTCACAGATAATAAGGACGTTGAAGCCCTAAAGAAGTCTGGTCTGAGCGATATCGATCTCCTAGCTATGTTGGATACGTCTGGTATCCAACCATACGAGGCAGCATTCCGCAACCTTGTCAATTTGGCTGCCGAATCCGGAATTGAAGTAGAGGAACTTGTTGCAATTCTAGTTGAACTTGGAATTGTATCTGGTCAAGCAACAGCTTCTGCCACAGATGGTCTGAGTAGCGTAAAAGATGCTGCAACGAAAGCTGCTACTGCTACTGAAAAGGTGTTATCCGGTATTACCGGCGTGCAGGAAATGCTTGGCTCACAGTCAACTGGGCAATCTATTTCTCTAGCAGATTTTGATACTGCCGCTTTGAACGGATATTCTGACGCATTAGAATACAATAATGGCGCTTTGCAGTTAAATGCGGAAAAGGTAAACGAGCTTATTAAAGCTAAGGCTGAAGAACAAATCGCACACAACGATACTCAAAAGGCTATTGCTCAGTCTGAGTACCTAGAAAATGCAGCTGAGATCAAGCGTCTTCGCACACAGCTTGCTGGCCTTGGTGATGATGAAGAAGACCTGCGAGCTGAAATAAACGCCAACATCGATTCTCTATTAGCAGAGAACGATTCGCTGAGAATGATTTGTTCTCAGTATGATGTAATGAGTGCATCACTGAGAGAAGCAACCAGTGCATATCAGCATTGGCTAAATGCTCAGAGTGCATCTCAAACTGGCGATATGTTCGATAGCGCCTTGAGTGCTATGCAACATATCAATAATACTCTGAATAATACTGAGTCCGATTTGTACGGCAGAGTGGGTCGTTCCGACTACCAAGCTGCCATAGATTTTATCATACCAGAATCTGTAGATTCGGATGATGCCGCCGCAGTTAATTCCTATCTGGACAGCATCAGTGATATGTTCACATATGATGAATCTGGAAACCAGACAGGTCTTAACATTGCAAATTTCTGCCAGCGAGCTGTTGATGCTGGCCTAATGGTTCTTAACGAAGCAGGAACCGCTTACGAGATCGCCGGCGGAAAGACCATGGAAGATTTTGCAAACGGTCTGAATCTAGCTATGCCATTAGTCCAAGCAATGTTTGGCGAACTTCAGGAGTTTGGTGCAGAATTTGATTGGGCTGATGAGGCAACCAAAACTATTGGTGATTTGGCCGTCACAGCTACAGAGGCCGCTGAGGCTCTTCGTAGTATCGATGGCAACGAAACGCTTAAACTCAATATAGATGTTACAGACCTTGAGACCAACGAGGAAAAGCTCAGTGCACTTCAGGCCACAATTGAAGAAATGCAAAATCTCAAGGTCAAGCCCGGTGTTGATCCTTCTGAAATTGAATATGCGAACCAGATAATCGAATATTGTCTTGCACAAAAGCAACTACTGACTGCGCCAGATGTGATGAAGGTTGATACTTCTGTCGTTGAAGGCTCTCTCGGTAATGCAATCGCTTTGATGCAACAGTTCGTGTCCCTCCAAAATCAGATTGAAATGGGCAAGGCTCTTGATATTGATACATCTTCTGCCGAAGCGGAACTCGCATCTGTTGCAAGTGCAATTCAAGGCTTAGACCCCAATGTCGCAATGGCATTGCAGATAGATACTACGTCTATCGATACTATATCCGAATCCATTTCTAACCTAACCGCTGACATAATTGTAACCGCCGGTGTCGACGAATCCGCTGTAATTGGATTCCAGCAGGCGGAACATGATGCGGAAGGTACAGTTACTTGGGGTAATGATACGGCTGAAGTTGACGCCTATTCTACTGCAATGAAATATGCAGAGGGTACTGTCAATTGGGGCAATAATACATCTAATGTCAGAACGCACTTCACAGCAACCGGCACCGTTAATTGGAGCAATGGTGGTTCTGGTAGTGTAAATGGCACAGCGCATGCTTCCGGAACTGCTCGGGCATCCGGTGATTGGGGTACTGCCCCTGGCGGAGAAACGTTAGTCGGAGAGCTTGGAACAGAAATTGTTGTCGATCCTCATACTGGTCGTTGGTATACGGTCGGTGATACAGGCGCTGAGTTTGTAAATATTCCCAAAGACGCCATTATCTTCAACCATAAGCAAAGCGAATCTTTGTTAAAGTACGGCTATGTTGCTGGACGTGGAAACTCCATGGCGTCCGGTACTGCAATGGTTTCCGGCTTTATTCCAGTCACTGGTATGTGGGGAGGCGGAAATGGTAACTCCGGGAACTACGGTGGTTCCGGTAATTATCACAGCAATCAGAATAATTCTTCTAGCTCCGATATTGCTGAGGATGCTAGAAATGCTTTCGAGGAAGCATATGAATATCATCAGCATCTGCTCGCTATGGAGCAGGAAGATCTCGAACACTATCTTCGTTGGCTCGAAGTGGCATACCAAGATGCGTACCGTAATGGTGAAATCGAGCTTAAAGACTACTATAAGTATGAGGAAGAAGTATACGAGGGTCGCAAAGAACTGTTTGAGGATTATCTCAACGACCTAGAACACAAGATCGGAGGTCTTGAGAGAGACGGCGGTAACAATGGTCAGATAATTAACCTCTATCTCGGAATGATTAAAGACATCAAGAACGAGATAGCTCAAGCACGAGCTAGAGGCTTGGATGAAAATGATGAGTATATCCAGGATCTGATCGAGCAACAACGGGATTATGAAGACGAAATTGCTGATATTCGTGAAGAAGCTACGGATGACGCAATGAGTGCAGTTGAGGATCTCGTAGAGTACCGTATCAAGATGCTTAAACAGGATCTTGAGAATGAGCGGGATGCACTTGAGGATAAGAAAGATGCCTTAAAGGACTTCTATGACAAGCAGAAAGAAATGCTGCAAGATTTCTATGACGAAGAGAAGACCATTGAGGAGCGCAACGAAAAGCGTAAAGCTAAGTCTGATATCGAGTCAGAACTGGCTCAGTTAGAATTTGATGATTCTGCATGGGCGCAAAAGCGCAAACTTGAGCTACAGGAAGAACTTGCCGATGCACAGAAGGATCTGGATGACTTTGAGAAGGAACAAACACTCGAAAGCACACAAGATCTTCTGGATAAGATGTACGAGCATCAGGAGGCTCAGATTCAGACTGAGATTGAAGCAATCGAAGCAAAGCTAAACGATCCTCATGCATTGTATAACCAAGCTCTGCATGATATTCAGAATAACACTCAAGCACTCTATCAGGAAATGGTAGAGTACAACAACAAATATGGTTCCGGTAATCCTGAAGATGTAAAGAATATGTGGGATGAAGCTAAAGCTTCTCTCGATGAGTTCCTTACCACATTCGGAAAGGCTTATAAGGATATAATCTTGGTAGCTTCTCCAAATGGCTATGCAAGCGGTACTCGTAGTGCAACGCCTGGTATCCATAAGATGTTTGAGAACGGCGATGAATTTGAGTTCCGTTCATCTGACGGAAACCGCTATAGAGTTTTCTCTGGCGGAGAAAAGGTACTGAATGCACAAGCTACTAATTTCCTGTATGATTTTGCCACAAGCGGTGGACAGATACTATCTAATATTTTCTCCGATCTACTTAAGGCATTTTCTATCAGCAATATTAGTAAGCCATCACAGCCAGTACAATTATCTACTGGTGATATCATCATTCAGGGTAACGCAAATGATCGCACCGTTTCTGAGATCCGTAGAGCACAGCGAGAGGGAATCGACTATATCCTTAAGGAATTTACTCGTTTGAACAAATAACACAACGGCTCCCCTGTAATATGGGGAGCCATAACTATTATACGCAGGAGGTGATTGAATGGAACTTTCGGGAAGCTACTTTACTTATAACGGTACTTCTTCTAGGAAATATGGGCTGATCTTTGCAAACGCAAATACAAATAGAATGCTTGCTCTGGCAGGTGACGTTAACTCCGTTACCGTTTATAACAAAAGCGGCAAACGCAACTATCACATTGGTGAGTCTTACGAGAACTCCCCTCTTGTTTTTGATGCAGAGCTTATTACTGATGATGACCATGTTATCAGTGTTTCTTCTCGCAGAGAGATTGAAAAATGGCTGTTTCATCAGACTGATTATCGGAAGTTGTATATCGACATGGCCTGCGATCCATTCGGCGAAACCTATGAGACGGTTAATGGTGAAATAAAGCAGCTCTATATGAATTGTCGTTTTACAAACCCGGAGAAACTTGAATCCGGTGAAGGTGTTATTGGCTATAAGTTTACCGTCGAATGTGATAACAGAATGGCTTGGCAAGATCCGGTTGCCTATTCCCATTCTTTTGCAAGCACTGGTGCGTCCTTTAATACAGTCATTTCCGTTGACGTTGATACTGATGTCAATGACTATGTCTATCCGAAGGTCGTCATCACTATTGGAAGTGTCGGAGGAGACATCATCATTTCAAATTTGACTGATGATGCTACTCGCAGTACGACTTTTATTGGGTTGACACCAAACATCACATTCACCATGAAGGGTGAGGGAATCAATTTTGTTTCTGGTGATAACTATTTGAAGTTCTCAAACAGAAATTTCATTCGCTTACTTGATGGTGAAAACAAAATATCCCTTTATGGCGATATCGCTGGAATCGAATTTGAATTCCAGAATCAGAGATATCTGTAAGCGAGGTGTAATCTATGAAAGTAAGATTCGACTCGCTGGATCGTTTTGAAGTACCTAAGTTTTTCGTGTGTAGTCCCGGCAGCCAGTACAAATCTGGATTGCTCACACACGTTCTCGGTTGCCTTTCTGACACATCCGATGAAGAACTTATTTTGAATTTCAATGCGATGTCAGAATTGAACTTCCGTGTAAATCGCATTAAGCGAGCAGACCCGGAAGAAAACACATATACCAATATGTTATATAACGCCTTACAAAGCCGCCGCCTGATTTTCGTTGAGGATCTGGGATATTTCTCTATCACAGATGTTAACGATGACTATTTAGGTGGCGTTCATTATAAGGATGTCCGAGCAAGTTCAATTGAGATTGAGATTCAAAATAAACTGGTTCCTTACATTGAAGACGGTACATATAAGTTCAGAGATCTTCTGGAAAAGATTGTTGCTGTTCTGCCAATGTGGACGATCGGTGATGTCAACGGAGATGTTGCTAAGTTGTATCGTACATTCCAGGATGTAAGCGTCGAACTTAACGCACTGGCTTTTCTACAGGAGAACATGCAGGATGCATATGAATGTATCTTTGAGTTTGACTGCATAAACAGACGAATCAATGTCTACGATCAGAATCACTACGTCAAGGAAACTCAGATTCATCTGACAAAGAATGATGTTATCAATACATTGAATATCACAAATGGATCTGAAGACTTATATACTGCACTGAATGTGCAGGGCGACGAAAATCTGAACATCTCCCCTGTTAACCCACTTGGCACGAACGTTATATATAACTTCAACTATTATTTGGACTGGATGACTCCTGCTTTGAAAGAACGTGTTTCTGCATGGCAGGAATTGGTTGCATCAAAAACAATTTCGTACTATGACTTGAACCTAGCATACTACGAGAGCTTGACTTCTCAATCGAATGTTAATTCTGAGATTGACCGAATCAATATGCAGATTGAGATGTACAAGAGATGCCGGAACAATATTGTTGCAGAGGGCTCTACAGCAACTGTTGAAAGCTACAACAAGGTTATCGAGCAGAATGGCGGTGTTCCTGTCGGTATCCAAAATGAGATTGCAGATACGATTGCAGAAATCGATACACTGCTTGCTAACGCACGCTCCGCACTGGCTGCACAACAGCAGGAGCTGGATAATATTGGATCAAATATCGAAACACTTCGTGAATCTATCCTCGCTATTCACGATGAAGTGGCAATCACATCCTACTTCTCCCTGGAAGAATACAACGAACTGAGCAACTACATTTATGAAGGCAGTTATGTTGATGAATACATCGCAGTCACCAGTCTAATGACATACTCTGAAAAGTTCCAACAGATGAAGACTCTATATGACAGAGCCATAACAAGGTTGGAAAGAGTTTCAGAGCCTACTCACGAGTTCGATATGGATGTTGAAAACTTCTTATTCGCAAAGGAGTTTGAGGAATGGAGCGAAGAACTTGAGACTGGCTGCCTGATTAACGTCGAGCTTGAAGTCGGAGATGTCGCTTTACTTTTCCTTTCTAATATCACCGTCAACTATGAGGACAAGACTTTGAAAATGACCTATGGCAATCGCTTTAGCCGATTTGACCCAAAGGCCATATTCAATGGTGTCCTTGGTGATATTAAGAAGTCCACGAACTCAATCAACTATATCAAAGAGATACTCTACCCCGTCAAGGAGGGTGAATTCGATGCTATGAAGGAAGCTATTGAGTCTTCCGGAATTCTGACAAAGAACGCCGCCCTTGCGTCCGAGAATCAGGAAATCATCATTGATGATACTGGCATCTGGGGACGTAAGCTGCTTGACAATGGTGAGTATGACGACAAACAAATTAAGATTACCAACCAGACTATCGTCTTCACCGATGATGGATGGGAGACTGCTAGAACTGCGTTGGGTAATTTCTACTTCAACAATCCTCTGACAGGAGAAGTCGAAGAACACTATGGCATTATCGCAAATACCCTTATCGGTAATCTCGTTTTGTCCCAGGAGGTTGGTATCTATAACACCGACAACAGCATTACTCTGGATAAGAACGGTTTCACACTGACAACCGATCAGACAGGTTATGCTGAAAGTCAGAATGTCTTCACAATCCAAAAGAAGCTTCTGGATGAAAACGGTAACGAGTATTACGAGAAGCAGCTGTATATCGATGATGACGGCAATGTTGTTTTGAATGGATCAATCAGTATTTTTGCTGGATCTGGTTCTGGCAACACAAGCATTGGAGATATCATTACTAACGTCGAATCTAATGACTCTAAAATTCAAGACCTTGAAAAGGAGTTAAAAGAACAAGCCGATGCTATTGCAGGTCTT